GGACCAGCCGCTCGGCTGTCCGATGCTGTCCTGCGTGCCGTCCGACTGCTGGATGGTCACGCGCCGATTGAGCGTGCCGATTTTCATTGCACGCGCACCCAGACCTTCAGCGTGTCCAGCAGCGCCGCCGCACCTATGGGCATCTGCACCGCCACAGCGCGTGTGTCAGTCACGACCTCCTGCCGGTTCTCATACAGATGACCGACTAGAAGCAAGATCGCCGACTTCGCAGCGCGCGGAACAACCGGGCCGCCATCGCGGCCATAGCCGGTGTCGTATCGCACTCGCACCGCGTCGGGGATGTGTTGTGTCAGCGGCCACACGTTGCCATACGTCGGATAGATCTTCGCGCCGTTACCGTAGGGGCTGACCGCGTACTTCGAAGGATCAAGCGTCTGCTCCGTGCCCTGCGGGTCCGTGTACTTGATGCTCGCAACGCTCGCGACTGGCGGCATGGCGAGTTCAAATGAGCTGTCCTCAGGCGGCAGCGGAAGGTGCCGTCGATGATGTAGATGCCAGCCCGGAAAGCCCGGGAAGTGGTCCAGCGCCATCTCCAGCGTCTGCGGTGCCAGCGCGCAGCGGGTGTGGTGCTCGGCCATCTCGCGCGCCGCCACGATCAGAGCCGAAATGAGGTCATCGTCAGCCGTGTTGTCGTCGTCGATGCGCAGGTGCAGGCGTGCCTCCGCCAGCGAAACAGGCTCGGTGGAGACGGGGGTGATGACCTTGTATGTCATGGCGTGCACGTCCTATGCAAAACGGCCCGCCACATGGGCAGGCCGTTGAACGCAGGTAGTGTCAGACCGGCGGGTTGGCGGTAGGCGCGTTAGCCGGCGAGCTGAGGATCGCCACGGCGCCGAAGAGTGCGGCGGAGGCGTTGTTCACCGGGGTGATCGTCAGACGCGTGTAGCGCTTGCTGCCGCTGTAGCCCAGCTTGCGGCAGGCGTTGTCGCTATCGAACTGGAAACCCGCCAGCGCCTCGGTGCCGATCAGGGCAGAGTCGGGGACCGCCGCGGCGTCACTCAGGTTGGCCTGGTCGCCTTCCTCGAGCAGCACCGTGAAGGTCGCGTCGGCATCCGCCACGGAGCCGATGTTGATGATGTAGGTGAGGCCGTCGAAGCCCTTGAGGTCGATGATCTGGCCCACCTGCGCCGTGTTGTCCGCAACGGAGACGGGCGAGATCACCCGCTTCACGTTGATGTTGTTCATCAGGTCATGCATGACTTTCTCCTATGGAGAGAAAAGATTCAGAAGAAGGGGAAATGGAGGCGGCCCGCCTAAGCGGGCCTGTGACCGTCAGATCAGGTCGAGCACTTCAGCTTCTTGAGCGCTTCGGCCTGCAGCACGCCGCCGCCCGTGCGCTTGCGAGCACGGAAGACGACGAGGCCGGAGTCGGCGCCCGTCGTGAAGTCCACCTGGAAGCTGATGCCGATGCGGTCCACGAGGGCGTACCCCTTGGCGAAGTCACCGTACAGAACCGGGTAGGCACCAGCCGCCGGATCCGGCAGATCGGGCATTTCCACGTAGGGCGCGCCCAGGATCGTGTTCGGGGCCGCGTTGGCGATGCCCGGGATCCACAGGTACTGCCCTTGGCTGTCCTTGAACTTGCGCACCGCCTTGAGCGAGGCGCGGTTCAGGCCGAACATGCCGTTGCGGGTGTAGACCGTCTTGACCGCGTGGTAGAGGTCAATCATGCCGTCCGCGGTGATCGCCGACGCGTTGCCGGACACCACTTCGCCGACGTCGCCGTTGCTCAGGATGCCCTCGCACTGGTTGGTGCCGGCGCCCGTGCCGTTGATCGACTCGTAGCCCTCCTTGAAGGCGAACTGCTCGGCGGAGTCCATGCGCAGTTCGGCCAGCAGGTCGTAGTCGGCGTCCTCGAGCATCTGCTGGGAGATCTCAATGCGCGCGAACAACTCGGGCGCCAGGATTTCCAGCATGCCGTAGGCCGGATCGCCCGTGTTGGAACGGGTGCCAGTCTCGCCGACGCGCGTGGCCGACAGGGTGCCGGTGCGCTTCGGGCGCTTGTAGCTCTGGCTGCCGATCGTCTTGACCGTGCAGATGGCGCGCATGGGCGTCATCTGCACCACGTCCTTGATGATGTCCTTCTGCATCTCGGGCGGAGCGAGCAGGTAGCCGGCGCCCGCGTCGTTGCCCTTGATCAGGGTGTTCATGTGGCGCATGACTTCCATGTCGGCCGGATCGCGGTCGGACGCCGGCTTGCGCATCACGCGGTTGAAGGCTGCGGTCAGCTTGGCGGCCTCCTCCTTGGACTTGTCGCCGAGGGTGCCGGGGCGGTTCAGGATGGTCTCGATCTTGTCGAGCTGCTCCTGCATCGCCTTCTGCTGCTGGCCGGTCAGCGTGACGGCCTGGTTCATCGGCTCGAACTTGTCGAGGGCGTCGTTGATCTTGTCGACCTTCGCCGTCAGGTCGCCGACCGCCTTGCCGTCAGCCTTGGCGGCCAGCAGCTTGTCGTTCGTCGACTTGAACTCGTTGAAGGCTTCCATCACGACGGTGACGGGATCCTTTTCCTGTGCCATTTTGGGGCTCCTGAAATGAAAAAACCCGCTCGCGGCGGGTTCGATGGGGGGATGGTGGAACGACTAGGCCAGTGCGCGGATCTGCGCGGCGAGCCTTGCCGATATCGCCCCATCGTCACGTTGGGGCACCCGTGCATCGTCGCGTTGCACGGTGATGGCCCGGGCCGCAGCGGCAATGCGCTTGGCCTGGGTCTGCGAAAGCCCTTCCCCATCACGGAGAAAGGCTTCGAACTCTCGAATCGGGGGCACCTCGTCGTCGCTCGCAACGAGGTCTTGCGGTGCGTTGCGGAACAGGCGGATCACCGACGATCGCGCGTGCGCATCCTTCTTTTCCTTCTTCTTGGCCGGCGTCATGCTGTCGGCAAAGCCCTTGTCCACAGCGTCCCGCGCGCTCAGCCACGTCTCGGCCGCCATCCAGTCCGAGAGGTCGGAGCGCGACTGCTCGGTGCGCGCCGCATAGATGTCGATCAGGTCGGACTTGAGGCCGTCCAGGACGTCGGCCTCGGTGCGCAGATCGGCAGCGCTGCCCATCACGATCGTCCACGGGTCGTGGATCATGAAGCGCGAGCCTTCGGCGATCTGGATCTCGTCGCCCGCCATCGCAATCACCGAGGCGATGCTGGCGGCGATCCCTTCCACATGGACGACCACCTTGGCCGAGTGCCGCGCCAGCGCGTTGTAGATGGCAACACCGTCGAACACCAGGCCGCCCGGGCTGTTCAGCCGCACGTTCAGGGTCTGCACGTCCAGCGTGGCGATCTCCTTGGCGAACTCGTCGGCCTGCACGCCATCCCACCAGCCGCCGATATCGCCGTAGACGAAGACCTCGGCCTCGTTCGACTGCTGGTTGGCGTCGAGCCGCAGCACGCCCGGGCCCATCTTCGCCGGGCTGCGGTTCATCACGCCCCGCAGGGGAGCGAGGTCGAAAAGCTTCTTGGGCATGATCTACTCCTTGGGGTCTGCGTCCAACTCGGCGAGCACCTCGTTGAGCAGGGAATCAGCGTCGCGGATGCGCGTCTCGTTGCGTGCGGACAGCACGCGGCCGGCGTTCAAGCGTCGGTTCTGACCCGGTGGCCCGGGATCTGGCTGGCCCGGAGCGGGCGCGTTGCCCTGCCCTGCCGGGGAGTCCGTGGGCGCCGTGTTCACCGGCACGCGGTACACGTTGCCGCCCTCATACGGGTTCATTTCCTCCATGGCGCGGATCTCGTTCGCGTTCAGGGAACCCATCTGCCACATGCGCCAGTAGAACTCGCCACGAGCCTGCTCTGAGCCGCGCAGCAGCGAGATGGGCAGGAATTTGAAGTAAAGACCCTGCTGCCACTCGTCGTCCGAGAGGAGGTTCGTATCGATCGACTCCTCGATCCGCTTGAACCAAGCGCCCAGCGTGTATTTCACATGCGCCTGGAACATCTGCTCGGCGCTCGCGAAGGTCGTCGATTTGTCGTCCAGACCGAGCATGATCGTCATCACGCGCATGCCGCGGCAGACCTCGGCAATCTGGAACTTGCGCGTCTCGATGTGCTGCGCGTCCACGCCCGTCATCGCCGTCTGGATCCACTTCCCGCCGCGGTCCAGCACGAACGGCTTGAACTTGTTGGATCCGGTGATCGACTTATCGATCCAGTCGCGCAGTTCCTTGTACTGCTTGTCGCTCAGCGTCCCGTCGACGCTGTACATCCCGCTGGTCTGCCCGCCATTGGCATGCATCAGGGCGTGGGACTCCTCGGTGGCGATCGACAGGCCGATGGCCTCGCGAGCCAGTCGCAGGAACTCCATGCCGTCCCAACCGTTCCAGCTCGGCCCCTTGACGTGCCAGACCGCCTCGGGCGGCAAGTCGCGGCTCTCGCCATTGATAGTCACACGGTAGATCAGACGCTGAATGAGGCCGTCCACGATCAAACAGGGCTGGACCTCGTGCGGCTGGAACGGGATCAGCTCCACGATCCTGCCGCGAACCACATTCCGGAACGCGACGAACCGGCCCGCCAGCGCGCAATGGATCACCAGCGTCTCGAGGAACTCAAAGCCGGTCTGCCAGGCGTTCGCACGGCGAAGGAAGATGCGGGTCAGGGGGTGGTCGCGCATCTCGTCGCTGCCGCCGCCCTGCCGCTTCTTGAACAAGCCGCGCGAAACCTGCGCGACGTCTTCCGAGATCACCTTCGTGCAACCCAGCACCGCCATGGCCTGCAGCGCTGTGTGCGCCGTCACATGCTTGCCGGCGCTGGACCTCGTGACAAAATGCTCCGCCCAAAACGGCTCATCAAAAGCCTGCGCCCTGGGCTGCGAGCGAACGAGGGAAGAGAGGTATCCCATCACCCAGCCTTCCGGGCCGCGAGCACGCCAGCGGTGAGCAGCAGGGCTCCGCCGACTAGGAAGCCAGCCGGCACGTACACCAGCCATGCCCCATAGGCAACCACGCTGGCGCCAGCCGCCATCAGCATATCCGGCAGCCATCCGGCCGCCCGCGCTGCAATCGTCTGCAGGTGTTGTTTCATCAGGCGGTTTCCCAGAAGGATTTTTCGGAGTTGGCCGCCGTGGTCACAAGACCGGCAGCCATGACGGCAGCGACGGCGAGGTCAATCCGGCCGCTCGCCTTCTCTTTGCTCAACTTGCGGTTCTCGGCAGCGTCCTGCTCGATCACCGCATTGCCCACGCAGTACGTGAGCACCTTGTGGCCGGGGTGCACCAGCTCGCCATTCAGCAGCATCCGCTCGAACTGCTCCACGGCCGGGCTCATATCCTTGAACCCCTGACCGAACTCGCGCATGGTGGGCAACGTGATCCCGTCATCGTTCGCCAGAGCCTTCAGATCCTCGATACGCCAGCGGTCGTAGGCGACCTCCATCACGTCGAAGAAGTCGCATAGCCCAGACAGCCTCTGCAGGATCACCCGCTTGCTGATCGCGCGGCCCGGCGTCGTGTCCAGCAAACCTTCGGCCCGCCACTGGATCCAGGGGACTCGGCCGCCGTCCTTAAGGTGCAGATCAATTTCCGGCAGCCATGCGAACGGGACCAGCCGCCAGGGCTCCCCCTCATCTTCCGGCGCCACTAGGAACACCAGCCCGGTCAGGTCAGTCGTGCTCGAGAGGTCCAAGCCCGCCACCGCCCGACGCCCGCGCAGGCTCTCGAGGTCGTACTCGCGCGCCGCAGCCGTCCACACCTCATGACTGATCCACGGCGACTCAGCGTCCGTCCACTGGCAGAAGTTCAGGCGCCGGACCATTGCTTCCTTGCCTGGCATGCCCTTCGCCTCGGTGACTTGCTCGCGGATGTACCGGTAGCCCGGGAGGTCAGCGTCCTGCAGGCTGGGATTTGCCTTCGGCCAGCAGGCTTCATCCTGAAATGGGTCGTCCTCCTCGTCCAGTGCGCAGACGAACGGAAAAAACGCGTCGTCCTGCACCTCGCCGGCCGCAACCTTGGCGCCGTACTCGTGATACCCCCAGCACGGCCCCAGCTTGTCGGATCCGCTGTTAGTGATCATGAAGATCAGCGCCTGCCGGCGGCTCTTCGTGCCGGCGCGCAGCATCTCCACCACCGTGTTTGTCTTGTGCTCGTGCACCTCGTCGACGAGCGCAATGTGCGGGCGCGGCCCTGACTGGCCGTCGTCTGAGCTGATCGGCCGAAAGAACGAGCCGGTCTGCAGGTATGCCAGGTTCCACACCTTCTCGCCCGTGCCACTCGCCGTGAGCCGTTCCCTGAGTGCTGGCGACTGCTGCACCATCGCCACCGCATCGCGGAACAGGATCATCGCCTGATCCTTCTTGGTGGCGGCCGAGTACACCTCCGCGCGCGGCTCGGCGTCTGCGACCAGCCCCTTCATCCCGATGCCGGCCGCCAACGGCGACTTGCCCGATCCCTTCGCGGTTTCGACGTAGGCCACGCGAAAGCGCCGGAAGCCATCGACGCGCTTCCAGCCGAAGACGCTGCCGACGACGAACTTCTGCCAGGGCAGCAGCGTGAACGGACGGCCTTCGAACTCGCCCCCGTTGAGCTTGAGGACCGATTCGTAGAACCGGATCGCCTTGTCGGCCTCCTCTGCGTCCCACTTCAGTCCTCTGGTCTTGCCCTCCTTCAGGTCGCGCAGATGCCGGGCGCACTGGTTGCGCACATGGGGACCAGCGATCCGCTGTCCTGCGGCGACCTCCTTGGCGAACTGCGTGACCGGATCAGCCGAAGAACTCTTGGAGGGGGTCTTCTTGCTTGTCGCCATCACCGTCCTTGACCTGCACCTTCGACCGGGCGGCCGGCGTCAACCCGAATTCGACCAGGTAGCCCTTGAACCGGCGGTCGGCATCGGCCAGCATCGCCACCGCAGGATTAGCCTTCATGAGAACCTGCTCGATGGGCGAGTCCTCGTCACCGATCCCGCGGATGCTCTTGTAGGTGCGCCCGTCTCGCGCGATGATCTCCCGGCATTCCAGAATCTCCGCGTAGCAGTCGCACAGACGCTCGAGCGCCAGCGCGTCCGCCTCGGTGAGCACGCCCATGCGATCCAACAGCACACACAGCTTTCCCCACGCCACCTTGCTTGAGGTGCTGAGGTGTTCCGGGCAGGCCGGGATCACCTTCTGCGGCTTGGGCTCGCGCTTGTTCAGCGCCCGCTTGCCGGGATTGCCAGTTACAACCTTCAGATGGGTCGGTTTTGGTCGTCTTCCCGCCATTTCCGGCCACTCCAGAAAAATCCGCCCATATCGCGGTCGTGCGCGTTCGGG